GATTTCATTAAAATTCCCCAATAACATCTATTAAACTTTTCAGTTTGTTTGTAATCAAATAATCCAGTATTTTACCCTTAGGTGCTGGCTTCGTTTCTTCATAAGTATTTATAATTTTGGTCTGTATGTCACCTGGTATGTTTCTCAGGTCAATCAGTGTTTGGTTGCGTGAAAAACCAATACGTGCATTTTCATCTTCATAGTTACCATATTCTTGTGACATGAATTTGGTTAGTTTGGCCTCTGTCATCACCTTTTGACGAATTTCACGGACAAAGGTATCACTTGGTGAAAGAATGTTTGGAATACCATCACCCTTATCTCCATGAATGATTTTTTCTTTCAGTTCATCCATTGGATTCTTGGAAATAAGAAATTTCTTCTGTGCAGGATTATATTGTTTAACAGTGTAGTCACTTCGGCCGTTATACATCTGTAATTGCAAGAAGTCGCCATCACTTGAGATGATTAAGACGTTTTCGTGCATGATATGACGAGGTACAAGTGTACCAATGATATCATCAGCCTCTGCACCATCAACATCAATAACTTTATAAGGGAAATTGTCTCTGAGTTCTTGCTTGAATTTGGTAAGCATATCAAAGATTAAATGCCAGTCGAGCTCAGACTTCTCTCTGGATTTTTTACGGCCGGCTTTGTAGAAAGGAAAGAAATCCTTGCGCCAGTATTTACGGTTGTCAGCACACAACACAACCTCACCATATTCTTCACGGAAGTTCTTTAGGTGAGTCCTGAGTATGTTCAGGACCATGTGTCTAATAAGACCTTCTTCTAATTTAACACCTTTTTGACTGGCAATTTGTGCCATCAGTCCGGCTAGTAATACCTGGTTAAGGTCAACAAGAATCATAATAACTTTCAGTTTAAGATATGTGTATTGTACTACATTGCTGCAAACTTGTCAAGTGCATCTTGGTAAAATTCAGGTGAGGTCGTGGTTTTCTTGGCAATGATGCCATACCAGCCGTTTGGTATTAGTCCGGAAATGTATTCTCTAGGATCCGACAATACCGCATCAAAGGTATCAAGTTTATCAACTTTACCGGTTTCCTCATCGGTTTGAAATAGTATTACGTGCCACCATGGCCCAACAAGTGTTTCTTCCATTGGTATTCCAGGATTTTTGTATATATTTGATATAATGTTTATCTCATCATCTTCTTTCATTGGTAGAAAAAACAATGCGTCATAATCCGCAATATCTTTTAAAAAATCTAGCATTGCAATCCTTTAATATGTGATTTTCTTACTCTGACCATAATCCATGAATTGTAATAGTCATCCGTCTCCAGAGCACCATTTACAAACTGTTCTTTGGCCTCAAGATAACCACATTCACCTTTACTTTTGCATAAATGAATTATTTTTCGACTAAACGAATCTAGTCCGTGTATTATAACATCTTTTTTCAATTCCTCGTTACTTCCGTAGTAAGTTTGCCAGTCTGAAGAAACTTTGAAACGTTTCTTCTTACCTTTTACTTGTCTGGTCTTTGAGGAGTAGAAAAACTTCTTACCAATGTATTTTTTGTTCGTCACACTGTTGGTTATAAGATACACAAATCCGTAGTTGTCACCAATTAAGTCTTCCGTAAATTCTTTATTTTCGTATATCCAGTTTAGTCCCATTTTTCATCATCATTGAGTTCATCATCCTCTATATATTCTTCTTCGGACAATGAATCAATGTGTTCGCCACAAAATGGGCAAAACTCGGGTAAATCTTCTGATACTAGTTCTTCCATATAATTTACCTCAAAACTAGATTCACAACTATTACACTCTGCTGTTATTTCTCTTGTTGTCATTTGATTTCCTTTTAGTTAGCCCAAACATCACCCCAGTCGCCTGATAATGCACCTTTAGCATAATCGGTTGCACGGTTCTCAAAGAAGTTTGTATGTGTTGGTGCGTTAATCATTTCCTCAACCCATGGAAGAGGATTCTTTTTTACTTTAAAAATGCCTTTAAGACCAAGAGATATAAGACGCCTGTCAGCAATATAACGGATATACTTCTTGACATCTTCACTAGATAGACCGTCCATAGCGCCCATAGAAAAGGCGAGGTCAATAAACTTATCTTCCAACTCGACCATCTTTTCTGCAATGCTATATATACGGCCTTTAAGTTCATCGTTCCATATCTCTTTGTTTTCCTCTATGTAGGTACGGAACAATTTAATCATTGATTCGGCGTGCATTGTTTCATCAACAATAGACCAAGTAACAATCTGTCCCATACCTTTCATCTTGCCTGTACGTGGAAAGTTCAATAACATGATGAAAGAGGAGAACAACTGCATCCCTTCAGTGAAAGCACTGAACACGGCGATATGGGTTGCAGTTGAAGCGGCATCACCATTCTTAGAAGAAATGTCTAACACATAATCGTGTTTGTCTTTCATTTCTTGATAATCTAAGAATTGGTTATAAGTTGTGTCTGGTAATCCAAGAGTTTCAATCAAGTGAGAGTATGCAGCAATATGTAATGCTTCACGAGCAGCAAAACCCAATAACATCATACGCACTTCAGGTTGTGGAAAGTATGGTAGGTAGTTGTTTACATAACCACCGGCCACATCAATGTCACCTTGTGTAAAGAATCGGAATATGTGTGTAAGAAATTGTTTTTCTTCTTTGGATAGTTTTTTCTTCCAATCTTTAACATCTTCCATCATTGGAACTTCGGTATGAAGCCAATGTGATTGCTCATGTTTCAACCACGCATCATAGGCCCAAGGATAGTTGAAAGGTTTAAAATAACTTCTCTCATCCGTTAATCTCGTATCTATTTTCTTAATCATACTGACGCCCACTCTTTCAACTCCGCAACTGTTTTGGATCCGACTAATCGTTTAATTTCAACTGTACCATCAGTTAACACCAATGTTGGTACACCACGAATTCCATATTCAACAGCAAGTTCTGAATGTGTGTCGATATCAATCACCTCAATTGGTAATGATAAATTGGCTTCTTCTAAACTCATTGCTAATGATTTGCATGGTCCACACCATGATGCTGTAAATCTTAATATCTTCATCTTATCTCTCCATTAATTTATTTGTGAATTCTAATAATAGTTTATGATGTTCTCCATTGTGATAGAGGCCTCTCATCCAACTATATGATTTATACCAATGTGGTTGACTTTCAGGATGACAACCAATTAAACCTATCCTGTTCTGAATAATGGCCATCGGATCATCATTCATATACTTTGCAATAATTTCATACTGTCCTGGTCCAAAAGCACAACCATCATAAAAGAACATCTTCTCCTGTTTACCCAACCATTCAATTTTTAAGTTCTTTGCATGAGGCCTACGTGTGTCGGTATTTGGTCGTGTTATATATTGTTCAACTTCTACATTATCAAGAAAATTGAAATAACTATTACCAGCCCAATAAGCACCCATGCAAATTCCCAGGTAGCGGCCGCCATTATGAATAAAATCAGAAATGCGACTACGATTATCTTTAAATAAAAAATCAAAACTATCACTATCACCCAAACCACCAGGAAAAGCAACAATATCGACATTATCAAAGAAATCACTTTCTAGTTCATGCTTTGTAAATATTTTAAAGTTGTAATGTGTCTCTAGTGCTTTAATTATTCCATTACCAGATTGTACCGAACATTTTGGTTGATGTAAGAATATAGCGATAGTGGGTTTCATTTATCCCTCACAAGCAATGCAATCATTTCCTTGTGCTACTTGAACCATGTCCAATTCTTTAATAACTTGTCGTTCAATCTTCTTAGAAACTTTATCAGCTTTACCAATCTTTTCTGAACGGCAATAGTAAAGTGTTTTCAATCCTTTTTTCCATGCCATAAAATGGATGGCGTGAATGTATTTGATGTGTGCATCTGGACGGAAGAACAAATTCAATGATTGAGCTTGGTCAATATATTGTTGACGGTCAGCAGCCAATTCAATAACCCAACGTTGGTCAATTTCCATAGATGTTTTGAATACTGCTTTTAGATTTTCATCCAACCATTCTAAATGTTGAACAGAACCATCATTTGCAATAATAGATGACCAAATCTCATCATATTCCATTCCCAACTTATTACCAACAGGAGGTGAATCACAATATTTTTTAATGACCTTATCCAACCAACGATTTTTGTTTAGAAAAGCGCCCGATAGAGTGTCTTGCCTGTAAGCGTTAGCACGATAAGGCTCTACAGAAGGGCTAGTATTTCCCATGATGATAGAAGAAGAAGCATTTGGAGCAATAGCCATAAGGTGGCTGAAGCGCTGGCCAGAGCTAGCAGCATCAGGAGCGGGACCTCGTATTTGACCAAGAATTTGGTTAGCATCATTCAATCCTTCTCTAATATGTTTAAAAATTTGATTGTTCGTAACTTTTGCCATCACACCTTCAAATGCAATACCTTTTCGTTGTAGATAAGCGTGAAAACCTAAGGCACCAATGCCAATACTACGCTCACGGCTAGCAGAGTATATAGCCCTGGAAATGGTATCAGGTGCATGAGTAATAAAAAACTCCAGAACGTTATCGAGCATTTCAGCAACATCCCTAAGGAACAAAGGTTCATTTTTCCATTCATCATAGTACTCCAAGTTTAGTGATGACAAACAACATACTGCTGTACGGTCTTTGTCCGTTGGAAGAATAATTTCAGAACAAAGATTTGATTGGTGAATCTTTAGTCCTAAGTCTTTTAGAAACTGAGGCATCATTCTGTTACTTGTATCAATGAAGTGAATGTAAGGTTCACCTGTATGCATACGTAATTCTAAGATTTGTTGCCATAGATGTTTGGCCGACACAATCTCTCTTGCTTCACCAGAATGTGGATCTCTTAATTGCCAATCATCATTCGCTTCTGGATCCAACATACAGTTTTCAATCAACTGCATAAAGTCATCTGTGATATTAACACCGTGGTGTAGATTCATACACCGAACATTAGGATCACCGGTGGGTTTACGCATCTCTAAAAATGATATAATGTCGGGATGACTGATATCAAGATAAGCAGCATAACTTC